GTCACCAGAAGCAGCGGTAACACCGATTTTCAACGAGCTAGTGGAGATAGTTGTGGGCACCCAGATGGTGTAAACAACGCCTTCGTTGTTCAGTGTATTGGGGTCTTGACCGGGGCCAGACGTAATGGGGTTAGTTGAAACATTGATCGCGGGCAATGTCAGTGTCAACGCAGCGGCTAAAGAGCCGCCAACAGAAATGATACGACCGCCGTGAGCTTCGGGGCTTAATGTGGTGCTGGTTGTGATCTCAACAACAGCGGCTGGGCCCTGCTGATAGATGCCGCCCAATGATCGAACTGGGCCTTGAAACGTAGTACGTGCCATGATAATTTCCTTACATGCAAGTGAAGGTGTTCTGTCTGCATGTCGTCAGCCGGGACTGTCAGAACACCGGATAAGCCCGGATTAGCTGAAATATATCACTTTACTGTGGGGGGTGCAAGAAGTTTGTTGGACTTCTTTAAATTTTCTTCTTGGGTGATTACTTCCATGTTCCAAGGTACGTGCAGCCCGCAAACGTCCTCTCCTTGCAGTGGGATGATATGGTCTACCGCATGGGGTATCTTGGTAGAGCGACTCAATGCAATCGCTAATCGGTAGTGGAACCGAATCTCCAGCTTCTGTTCCGCAGACAACCACGGGGGCGTAGCATCACGAAACCGCCTACGCCGAACGCTGACCAATTCTTTATACAAGTCGGGGTTTGCTTCCTTGTATTTCTTTTTATACGCATTTTTTTGCTCTACGGTACGGGCCTGCGCTCGCGCAATTACATCGGGTTTGTTTTTGGCGTAATACTCCCGTTTAGCTTCTTTGCCCGCCGCTGATTTGTTGTATTCCGCAAAGTAATCGGCGCGGGTTACGTTGGCCTGCGCCCATTCAACCTTGAGGCACTCTACGCACGCGCCTTTTGTTTTGCGTGGGGCTATGTGCCCGTGCTTACAGGGTTCCCCTGTAAAGTAAAACTTGGCTCCTTGCGTTTTGGCTTCGCTGCGGGTCTTGGGTAGGTTTGTGGTGTCCATATCGGCCTTTAGTTACGATACAGGTATTATACACCAAAAAGAAAGGGGCCGAAGCCCCTTTCCATCAAACCCACTTTTGCTGGGTTATTTTGTCGCCTTAAGACGAACCGGGAGAACCAAACATTCCAAGCGGATCGCTCCAGCCAAAGCTGTAACGCTCGCGTGCTTTGTATCGCACGTTGCCGGTGTCGAAATCCCCGTCCATTGAGTTAGTCAATGCAGTACGCTCGAAGTGCTTCAAGCCGTTAGGCACGTCAGTAGTCAAATACCAACCGTTTGTGTCGGTCAGGTAGTGATTAACGCAATAGCCTTCAGGGATTGAACCGTTGTTCTTCAACGCGTTGATGTCGTTGTCAGCGGTACCAACACGGAGGCTGGTTTCCAACAAACGAGTAGCAACGAACATCAAAGATGGAGGAACGATCAGCTTACGAGGTTTAGCAGCGATCAACAGACCTTTTTCATCCACCCAAGCGGCGATCTGAATAACGGCGGCTTCCAAGGAAGTTTCGTTCAAATCAGCGCCAGTAGTAGGACGATTGCTGTTGGTTCCACCACCAACTAAGGGGTGTGCAGTGCTGAACAAAGGTACGCCGTCACCGCCGTAGTACTGAGACGAGTTAGTGAAGCCGTTGTTGATAACAGCAGCAGCCTTAACTTGCTTGGTATACGCCATAGCGCGAGCCAAAGCCTTGGTGTAACGAGCAGACAGTGAGTCATACAAGTTATCTTCCACAGCCTCTTCAGTGATGGAGAAGCCCAACGCGATGGTTTCGTGGTTGTAGCGAGCCGTGAACGCTTCTTGGGCATTGTCATAAGCAATGGCCTGTCCCTCGTTCTTGACTGGTGCTGCACCGAAACCGGCGAGTTTGGTCTCTTCTTCAAAGCTACGCTCAGATGACTCTGTTTCGTAGATTTCTTTGTGCTCTTCGCCGTAGCGAGCGTATTCCAAACCAAACAATGCGTTCAATCCGGGGAGCAGTTCTTTAAGTAGTTGTGCGCGTGAAATAGCCATGATTTAGCTCCTTTTACAGACCAACAGCGTTGCTGTAAGAGTGGTATCCGGGGTTGAACTTCACCAGAATATCAGTATATGCGTCACCTACTGTGGAGAAGCCAACCATGTTAGGGAAACCAACGACGCGGAAAGCGGCGGTAGTCGTAACAGCGGAAGAGCCAGCCACAACAGAAGCGGTAGAGTTACCTGTAGATGTACTACCGGTAGACACTGCACCTGTGGAGAAGAACACGTTTGAACCCAGAGCAGCGATGGTAACAGTACCAGCAGACTGAACTTGGAACACAGTACGGTCGTCATCAATCACAAAAGCAACCGCATTCAGCGCACTGGCTGGGTAGTATTGTGAAAAAATGGTTTGACCTTGTGCGTTAACGTAAGAGCAACCAACGAAAACACCAACAGCGCCGGTGTTAGCAGTGCCAACAGGGAAGCCGTTTGTAGTTGCGTCAGCGCCAGTAGCGGTAACAATTTCAATGTAGCCTGTAGATTTGACGTATACCAAACTTCCGTTATAGACGTTTGTGCCATATCCAGCAGGATCGAATAGGAACGAGCGAGTGCTACCTGCGTAAGGTAGGCCACCCAACTCATTCACGGCTTTTAAGCCGTAGGGAGAAGCTGTAGATGCCATTTAAGGACTCCTATTATTTAAGACCTGAACCAAACCCACCACGCGTTATCGAGGACTTGCGTTCTGAAAACAACGGCATACGTGGGTCATTTTGACGTAAAAACGTGTTATCCACCGACTCCATCTGAGTTCTTGCTTGGTCGTTGTAATAGTCTGACATAGCTTCGACGCGATCGGACGACATTTTGCAAAGCATCAGCCCACCAATTTCGACGTTACCTGTCTTCTCATTACCTACCAGCATTAGCTCTGGATGGTCATCTGCTTTCACCGGTACCCAACCATCGCGCAACTTACGAGACACGTTAGTAGGGTCACTCTGGCCTAGTACATGCGTCGCAATCCAGCGATACGTGTATCCGGGTTCGGGTGTTGGATCGGGCAAAGTGCTCGAGGGGACATACACAGCGCGCACATTTTTGTCGCGGGAAGAAAGATCACGAGATTCACGGGTTGCCATATTAAGACTCCAATTTTGCTACTTGAGCAGCATACTGCTGCGGGGTTAATCCAAATTTCTTAGCCAGCGCTGCCGCTGTATTCGTAATTTGAACCTTCTTTGCTCCTGACGAACGAGTCGCCGGAGCGACCACAGATGCAGGACGCTTGGTGCCTTCGGTTTGGCTTCTCCCAAAAACTTCAGGGAACTTACCTCTTACGCGAGCATCAATCTGCTCGAAATACTCATCACTACGCGGGTTCATACCCGAATTCACTAGCTTCTGGTGCAGCCCTAGTGAGTAGCTGGTTAGTTCTTCAAATCCCGGAGTCCCGAACCACTGGTTTTTTGCCTGCCAGCGCAGTGTCTTTTCGTCGGGTTGCACCACTTCTGGTGCCGGTTGTTGCGTTTGTACACTATCGCTGTACGTTTGTAAAGGGGCTGGGCGAAAATTCTTTGCAGCCTCTAAACGGAACTTTGCGTCTGTCATCGCTTCTTGGGCTGCAATGATAGCATCGGTGTCAAAAGCCTCTTGCGCTTCCTTGAATTGACGGCGGGCTGCGGCCATTTCCGCTTCCGCACTTGTCAATGAGCTAGCTGCAATGTGCTTAGTGCCGTCTTCCACGAACCCTTTTAGGCGTTTGTTTTCGTGGAGCAAGTTCTGGGTGAACCGTTCTAGCTCTTCTTTTTCCCGAAGTGTTGCTTCTTTGACACGGCGCTCGTCGTGTCGGGCATGGGTCAGTTCCGTAATCCGCTTCTTAACCTTGTCCGAATAGGACTCGATTTCTTCGTCGGTCGGGTCAGCTACTTCACGGTCAAGTGGCTTACGCCCTTGGTCGCGCTGGGGGGTGTCATCGACAATTTCAACTTCGATTTCGGTGTCTTTACCGCCAATCTCGATTTCAATGTTGCCGTCTTCTAGCTCATCTGGAAATTTAAAATCAGACATGTGTGATTCCTCTCGGGTCTTGGACTACGCCTTCGATCTGGTCGTCATTGATGAACCGCATTTCTTTGCCGTACATCTTGAAGCGGGTCCCTGTGTATGTACGCGTCATTACAAAATCTCCCGCCTTGCACCAAGGTCCGTTGGGGAATTTCTCTTTGTCGTTGTACGCATCTGGGCCAACTTTGACTACAAACAGCACGGATGTTGTCTGCTCTTCACGACGCATGATGTCGGAAGCCTTCACGAGGTTAGTACCCTCGATCGTCTCGGATACGTCAGGAACCACGCACAACAGCTTGTAACCCGCAGGTTCCGGTAGCTGGCTTGCTTTTTCCTCGTTTGTCGCATCTTCAGCAGGCGTTTCCGCTGGCTGAATAGTTTGCGGGAGTGTTATTCCCGGAGGCAAGATAAGGTCACTCATCTGTTTCAACTTTCTTTAGCAGGGTCAGCAGGTAGGACTCTGCGGTGGCTAGACCCTGAATAACACCGCAAAGTTTTTGATACTCTTCATAGTTACGACAAGCCCCACCAGCTATGTCGTCAGCATAATTGTTCATGTCCGTGCGTATTTGTTCGCGCAATACGCTTGCGAATTTTTGGAGCATTTTTATTCCGTTGGGTTAGGTGGTTGAAGCGACTGCACAGCAGTCAGGGCTTGATCGCGTTTGTCTTTAGCGATCTGTGCGCCGAGTTTGATCCCGGCGTGTTCTTGGTCGAAGGTCTGCTTTTGGTTGCTTTCCTTGATTTGGGCACCAATCTGCGTACCTTTTAGCTGCATGTCGGCCTCGAGCTGATCGCGTTTGAGCTGATTTGCATCAGCTTTTCCTGCGGCATCTGTAACAAAACGCTTTTCTTCCAGTTGAAGTTTGGCTTGTTCGATCTGGTACTTCTGGTTAACTTCCTGAGATTTAATCTGCAACTCGCCCTGTTTAATCTGGAGTTCCTGCTGCTGCATGATGACCAGTGGGTCTTGCGCTTGCTGCTGAGCTTGTTGCTGAGCCGCTTGCTGTTGGTTCATCTGCAGTGCCTGTTGCGCCGCCTGTGCAAGCATTCCTGATAGCGCATTCTCGATTTCTGGGGTCAATTCTGCGTCTTCGGCCGGTAGGGGCATACCCATCTGCTCTTCGATCTGTTTGCGGTACATATAACCCGTATGCTCGGCAACGTGGGCCATCAAAGCAGCCGAAATGACCGGAGCCTTGGGGTTTTGCCCGATATTGGCCGCAATCGTGGGGTCCTGCATCATTGACATGTGCACCGCAATGTGCGCTCTGTGGTCTTGGTTCAGGAACGCTTTAACAGGCTCGCCCTTCAAAAGGGCTATATTCTCAGACACGGGGTCTTTAGGTTTCTGGTCTTCGGGCAGGGGTACGAGCTTGTCGGCGTTCTTAATTCCCAAAATCTCCAGCATGTTGCGGTGTAGCTTGGGCATGTTGTAAATGTCTGGAGCCGACTGCGCCATCTGCATAACCGCTTGGTACTGAACCACGCGCTGGCTCATGGTGGCCGCATTAGGGTCGCTGACGGGGATTACGTCCACATGGTCGTAGTCAGACTTCTTGACGCTTGGAACGCCTGTATCGGGCTCGTAGTCGTAGTCATCATCGGTGTAGTCCCGAATAATGACCGCCAGAAGGCGCAACTCTTGTTTGAAGCTGTAGTGCAGGCGGGCTTGTACGGCCGACATCACCTTTAACTGGCGCTCCAACAGGGCCAAAGTGGTACCCACAGGGGCTTGGCCGGACATGTCGCTGATCTTCATATCCGCTGTAGATGCGAACCTGCGGCCCTCTTCTACGATGTTGCCAAGCAGCGTGTATAACACTTGACTTGGTTCTTTGTACGGCAGTGGCAGGATGTTGTCCCGCAGTGCGCCAGAGCCAATATCTACATCGCGGAATTCGCCGGGTGCAATCGGTGTATCGTCACCTTTAATGCGGAGCCCCCTTGATTTAAGCCCGCCCGGTAGGTTTGAGAGAGTTCCTGCATCGACAAGCTGGCGCATGATGCTGGTTGCGGACTTAGCGAAGCCACCAATAAGGTGAAACAAGCCGAAGCCATACGCTCCGAATCCGGGGATGTATTGGTAATGGACAAAATGCTGCCTTTTCAGTTTAAGTTTGTCTTCTTCCAACCAATTCCGGCGGATTGCCAAAATGTCGTTGGAACCCTTAATCATCGTCACTACGTACGGCAGCGCGATGCCTGTTGCTTCCCCTTCGTCATCCTCGGAGTCGCCCAGCCCTTCGATGTCCAAGTCTACGTGGCACTCGTAGATCGTGAACCGATCGTCATTCATATCGCTAAAGCCGGTCTCTTTGTCCTTGGCTTTTTGGATGTCAGTGGATTCTTTGTTGGTGTCGGGCAGGTCAATGTCTAAGTAGAACCCCGCCTTTTGTAGTTTCACAATCTCGTTCTTGGTCTTGCGCATAACGTGGGTGATGCGGTAGCAAGTGTCCAAGTCGGTCGTACCGTAGGGGAGAATGATGTCTTCTGCTGGGATGAACATCGAAACTTGGCGGTCCAAGCTCGGGTCGAAGTACACCTTCTTGAACGCCGAGCCCGTGGCCGGTAGGCTCCACAGCATGCGTTCTTGCTCAGGGCGGAACTCGCGCATGACTTCTGTCAGTTCGTAGTTCATGTCAGCTTCGACACGCACCGCTGCCTCTGTCTTCGCTGGAGTTTCTTTACCGATGATCTTTGTACGTACAGGGCCCGCTGCGGGGAACATCTCGGTAATGGTTTCTGACTGGAATCTTACAACTGCCTCGGTAATCATGGGGTGGAACACGCCCGATGCGCCTGACCAAGGCTCTGTGCGCTCTTCGTACTGGAGTCCGAGCAGCTTCAAACCTTCGGTGTACGCCTTCTCCCAATCTTTGCGGGAGCTTTTGTCGTTGTCAATGTCGCCTGACAGGTCGCCTGCAAGTGACTGCAGCGCACCCTCTTCAATTTCCTCGGCCAAGTTACTACTAAAATCTTCGGTGCCTTCACCCGGCTCAATCGAGATGTCTAAGCCATCCATGTGGATATTGACCGCCTCGGGGTCAACGATCTCAATCTCTATTGCGCTTTCGTCCTGCGCTAGTTCTTCGATTCCCTTGGGGGCTTGGTACAAGCCTTTGTCAATATTTGTTGCCATTTTTGTCCTTAGTAGTAAGCGTTTTGATACCGCCGGAAGATTCTAGGCTCGTCTTTCTCATCGGAGTCTAACGAAATAAACCCGCCTTGGCGATAGCGCAGGAGTGCCTGTGTTGTCGTATCCACATAGTCATCGTTCTCGCCCACTGGGAAAGCCGCGATCTCTTCAATGACTTCTCGCGCCCAGCGCGTGTCAGGTGCCCATATTTTGCCCGAAGTGAACAAATCCGCCACAGCGTTAAGCCGGACCATTTTATCGTTACCTCGAGACGGGCTAAATTCTTGTACGGGGATGCCCATGTTGCGCAGTTCTTGGATTAGCGGAGCGCCCGCGGCCTTCTTCTCCACAATGAACGCATCAGGCTCCCACTCTTTCCAGTGCTTGAGCGCGACCTGTTTCAAC